AAGATAATAGCCAAAGATACAAAAGCTAACATTAAAGCCTTGCAAATCAGTCAATATCGTAAAAGCCAAATTAAGCGTTTCTAAGGCATTTAAATTATCTTGGTAGGTCTTACTATCAATTTTAGTTTTATTTGCCTCTAATAGCTTTATTTGCATCACACAGAGTAAATCTGCTATCTTGTATAGAGTTGATTGTCTAAAATCCGTTCTTGGAATCCTTTTTTCAAGTTCACTTTCTAAAACTGCTTTTAATGGCTCACTTAACTCTGATAACTTTTTCATCTGTTAAAATAAATTTCTTGTCTTGTACTGGGTTGATTAATTCAATTACTTCTCTTAAAGCATCTACATAATACTGCGAAGATAATTTATTAATTGGTAATACTTCAAATAGTTTTAAACTTAAAAGCCTTGCTTCTGAATGTTTAATGAATTCTTGTAGTGTCATCTATTTATAAGTTTCGTTGTAATATTGTTCTGCTTCTTCTTTTGTTATATTTTCAGGATTAAAATAATCTACACTATTAATCTCACCTTCATTAAAAGCATTAATAATCTGCTGCTTCTCTATTGCTAAAAACTTGTGAAAGTGATTAATAAAGTTCCTGCCATCTTCAGAATAAATATTAAAAAGACCAGGTTGCATTTTTTCTAATTCGCTAAATACTTGTTGTACTGCCGTTTTGTTTTCTTTATTTTCCATAATTTAAAAAGGTAATATTTTTGGTTTTTCAAATGTAACATATTTTCCTGCGTAACTTTTGTTCCCGCCAATTTCTTCGTAGTAGCAGTTCCTCCAGGTATCAAAGAATAAATCAAACTCGCCACAAGCACCTATTCCTTTAGGTTTACTCTTTTGGACTATAATTTTAACCTGATTGATTTGATAAGGTGTTCCAAATTCGTCTTTTAAGCCTTTAGGATATCTCCAAACACAAATCATTTGTTCACCTTTTCTAAAAGAAGTTTCGCCATTATCAATATATCTCGGATCAGTAGGGGGGTAAAAAGATATACCGTCTACTTCTTTTTTAACTCCTGCTTCTCTTGCTGCGTGCATAATAATCGTATGGTGATAGTTGTGTTCCCTTGCATACATTCTAATCTTCCCTAATACTCGAGCCATATAAAGATTGATAGATTCGCCTTGTAACTCGTGCTTGACCTCATTAAACGGATCAGTAGTAATTGTGTCAAACTTAATTCCGTATTTCTCAACTGCTAAGTGAAAGTCATCTAAAGTAATATCTTTAACTCCTGTATCCATTATGTAAAAGTATTGGCTAACTTCTTGACCTATTCTAAACATCTCGCTTTGTGTTAGTCTTGATAGTTTATTGCCGTCTAAATCGTGAAAAGGCTTACCGGACCATTTATGAATAATCTCAGCAAATATCTCAGCAGGTGATCCTGTTTCCGGTGAGAAGATTAAATGCTTCCAACCTTTATTTTTTGATAAGTTAATAAGACATTCCCACCAAAATTCTGACTTTCCTGAAGCAGGAGTTCCGTAAATGTAAGATGTTGCACCTTTTTTAAAGGATATTAGTTGATCCATTTTAGAGAATCCTATTTTCTCTCCACTGGCATAACCTTTTTCAAATAGATCGTTTATTTCATCTGAAACATCCGAATAGTTTTTAATAAATTCCATTAGTTTACGACTGGTGAGTAAAGGTGATTGACTACTGTTTTAATTTTATTTTCTTCTGTGAACCAATTGTTCATTACTGTATTTTTCCAATTTAATACTTTCTTCCCTTTGCTATTCTTCCAATTAAGATTGTTGTAAAAGTTCCAAGCTTTCTTAGCTACATCTTTTCTGTATCCGTTTTCAAAAAAGTAATCTTCAACTTCTTCAACAGAAGGTATAATAAACTCTTCTTTATTTACTTTACTTTCTTTTACTTTACTTTCCTTTATAGCATTGCGTTCGCATTGCGTTCGCATAGCGTTCGCATCAGTGTCGTATTGCGATTCTACTTTTTCTGCATTTTCAGGCTTCTTTTCCCATCTTTTACTTGCTGATAATTTAGCTTTCTGAACTTTATCGTTTCTTTCGTCAAGTCTTTTTTGAATACTTTGGCTACTAATAAAACCATCCTTAACTATAAATAAATCAAAGTCATTAATAATAGATTCTAATACTTCTCTTGCACATCTATAATCGTATGATAATAAAGCTGGGTTGTCCTCTAATTTGTTATTATTGTGGTATAAATCTTCTACTAAAGACCAGTAGATACCATAACCAAGCATTCCATAAGTAGCTATTAACTTTTTGATTTTTATATCGCTTCTTGCGGTATAATCGTGAGAGAAATAAAATGTGTTCATAAGTGTAAAAAAAAGAAACCCATCGGTAGTGAGTTTCGACAGGTTTCAGGTTATTTTATAACCATTTGATAATATTTAACAAGCTCACTACTTCTTATTAAATATCTAATACAAAGCAAATATAGTTATAATCTTCTATATTCAAAGTATTTTTCTAATCTTTTTGATAGCGCATATTTACTAACTCCATACTTTTCAGCGTAGTGCTGCATACTTAACCCATTATCAAGAAAGTCTTGTAAAAATATAGGGAATACTTTATCAGCAGTAATACTTGCCTTACGGATATGGTTATGCTTAGTTTTAACCCCTCTTATTTTAAATACTTCTCTAATCTTCTTTTCGGAAATATTGTACTTCTTACTTAGATCGCTTATTGTTATGTTATTCTTTCTGTAATCTTCTAAAAAATCCATCTTTTTATATTATTTAAAATACTAACGCTACTCATTAGTACTTGGGCGCTACCCTGTTAAAATTGTTAAACATTCCCCTAAAATTTTTTTTAGTCAGGACGCCTCTATCTCTTTACCGCAAAAAGAACGCTTGTAGCAGCAGTAATATTTTAATTAGAACGGTAAACCGCTATCTTCTTTTGTTTCTACTTTACCTAATCCCCAAACAACTTTACCATTACCTAAATAAGTCTTTGGTGCTTTAGCTGCTCTTTCATCAGGAGTTTGATTTAAGGTAACTGTTACATTATTACCAAATTTGTCGTTTTCATCATTAATATTGATACTAACATTAAGATACTTGTCTTTGATTAATTTTGTTTTGTCGATTTTTGTTACATCAATAGATGCGTTGATAATTGAAGCCATTTTTTTATAATTTAAAGGTTAATAATTCTTGTTCCTATTCTTGTTTGTATTTCTTGATCGTAATTTTGAAGCCAGGTCCTACAAAGTTCAATCCTTTCGATTATCTCTTGCTCAATAGATAAATCTCGTTTAAACTCATAAGAAACCCAGCGTTCAAAGTCTTCTAAATGCTTAAAGCTTATTTTTTTGCCATAATTAGCTTCAGCAGGTGTATCACCTAAGTAATAAAATAAAGTAGCAAATTCCTTTTCACATAACATCATATAACCTCTTAATTGCCACTCGTAATCTGTGTTTAACTCTAAAGCAGCATCTAATAAAGTCTTGTGATTCCAAGAACATTTAGTATCTATTACTGAGTTATCTAATACTACATCCGGTGTTCCAACTAACCACTCATTAGAATAAATATCTTCGTTTTTAAAGGCTCTAATATCGCCGTATAAAACTTTAGATGCAAATTCAATTGCCTCTTCTTCTAATAAAATTCCTTTAGTTAAATATTTAGATGTTATTTCTTCTGTATCACCTGAATACCACTCTTTAAGGTAAGTAATACAAGTCTGTGGAAGTTCACCATCTTTTTTTAACTTCCCCATCAATTTTGACAGGGAAGAAGGTCTTGCTTTAAACTTTTTCATTCATTAAGGCTTTTAAAGTTTCTGCATCAATTTCGTATTTCTCTTGGATCAAAGGTAAATTCCTTTTGTCTTTAAGATAAGCTGCTCTACACTTTTCGTAGGTAATAGAATCTAATTCTAATTTAGGTTTCTCTTCTTTACCGTGAGTATTTGTAGCATCCGGATCTTTAGTATCGTCGATAAGGAATAAAGCATTAAGAGCATATTTCCGAGAATAACTTGCGCTCGCGCCGAACGACTGCGCAATATCCAT